TCTTTGCTCTTATCTGGAATGGAACAAACCGAATCAGTTCGATGTCCTGCGTCTTCGGAGTTGGTTCTCGGGGTTGGGCAAAGTTCGCCCCGTCTTGAGTCGCTCCATAATGGAAGTGGTTCTTATGGGCCTCAGGTTGCTGCATGGTCTGAGCGCGTCTTGGGTCGCAAACTCTTTGACTGGCAAATTATTGCATTGACTGGACAGTTGACCCACGACGAAAACGGCGATCTTGTGTTTCGTGAGGCGATGGCTTCATGTGGCAGGCAGAACGGCAAGTCCGTTGCACTCACTAGCCTTTGCGGGTTCTTCTTGACCGACTGGTCAGCGATGCGGGAAAAACCCATCCACGTTCTTTCCGTTGCCAACAAACTTGATCGCGCAGTTGCAATTTTCAATGAACTTGCTCCGGTACTTGAGGCACAATTTGAAGGTCATGTCACTTGGTCGTACGGACGCAACAAAGTTGAGATGCCGAACGGCTCGACGTGGGAAGTCCGCGCTGCGACCCCAAACCTTCACGGCGGAACCTACGACCTAATTGTTGTCGACGAAATCTGGAACGTCTCGGAAGAGGTCTACTTTGACGCGCTTCGCCCGTCGCAAATTGCGGTCAAGTCCCCGCTCCTTTCCTCCTGGTCAACCTCAGGCGATGAATCTTCAAAGACAATGCAACGATTGCGCGAAGCAGCAATTGGCGCAATAGATCAACAGAAACAAACTCGTCTGTACTTTGCCGAATGGAGCCTCCCGTCTGGGGCTGATCCAAACTTGGAAATAAATTACGGCTACGCCAACCCCGCCCTCGGTCAGACCATCACCCTCGAGGCATTGCAGGCAGCTGCGGAAACTCCTGATCGTGCAGCGTTCCTTCGAGCGCATTTGAATCTGTGGGTCTCATCGGCAGACGCTTGGATTCAGCCTGGAGTCTGGGACAAGTTGTTCACAGAATCGGACTGTCCCGCTGGGGGCGTCCTTTGCGTCGACTCGAGTACGGGCGGAGAAAAGTATGTTGGCATTCGTTGCGGACTTACCGAAGAAGGCAACATCATTGCCACAGTCCAGTTCTCGACAGAGTCCCTGAAAGAAATGTGGGTCAAGATTAACGAGGCAATGGAGGCAGACCCGAAGTTGCGTCTGGCGATTACTCCGGCACTCGATCTACATACGCCAGAAAAGTTAGAACGGCGACGTCAAATTTTCGGCTACGCCGAAGTACTGAAATTCACGGGTCTTACGCGCTCGCTCATCCTCGAGAAACGCATCTACCACCGAGGCGAGGAACTGCTGGCCACCCATGTGAACCGCGCCGTCCTTGCCCGCGCAAACGGTCAAGTCGTGATCAGTAGTCAACGCTCCCCTGGCCCAATTGAAGCCGCGCGACTTCTTGTCGTTGCAGCAGCTCTTGTTTCCCGCCCGTCAAATACTGGACGCGCAGCAATGGCGTTCGGAAGGTAGTTGCATTTGCAACTAGTTTGTGGGAGACTCCATCCGTGGCGTTCTTCTCCCGAAAAATCACAACCGCAGAATTTGCATCGTCGCCTGTAAAAGCCGCTGCTGGTGTCAGCATGTCTGGCATCCCTGGAATGTATGCCTGGTCAAGCGGAACATTTGAGCAGATCGCCCTTAGTCTTCCGACGGTGTCGAGAGCGAGAGACCTTCTCGCCTCGACCATCTCAAGTCTTGAGTTTCGTCAAAAGGTCAAGCAATGGAACGGTACTGAGTACGAAGAAATTTATGTTCCAAACGAGTCGTGGATGGAAAACCCTGATCCGAAAGTTCCGCGCCAGTTCATACTTGCCAACACGGTTACAGATTTATGGATGACCGGACGCGCGTTCTGGGCAGTTACGAGCCGTAATGCAACCGACGGACGCCCGATGTCTTTTGAATGGCTACCGTCCGCCAACATACAAACTCCTGATCAAGTCGGCCCACAATTCTTTGGGATGCCAAAAGAAATTGAGTTCAATGGCATTCCGTTAGACCCGAACGAAATCATCACCTTCCTTGCACCGACTACTGGTCTGATGTTTTCAGGTCGACGTTCTGTCAGCATCGCAACTCACCTCGACCAGTACGCAGACCGCGCAGCAACCATTGAGACAGTCCCTGGTTATCTTCAGCAGACCGCAGCAGGCGAGACAATGTCCGGCGAAGAACTTGGAGACCTTGCAGCGCAATGGGCGCAGGCTCGCCGTGAAGGAAACGTCATTGGCGCACTTAACAACTATGTCAATTTTGTTGAGTTTGACCGCGACCCGCTTGAAGTCAACGCAGCGCAACGCGAATACCAAGCCCTTGACCTTTCCCGTATGTGTTCAGTCCCCGCCTACCTTGTTTCGGCTCCGACACCAGGCGCATCCATGACTTACCAAAACGCAACGCAAGCCCGTCAAGACCTCTGGCTATTCGGCGCGCAAATGTACGCACATGCAATCGAATCTCGTCTCAGCATGAACGACGTCACCGCCCGCGGACGCTATGTCTGCTTTGACACCGACGACCTTCTAGCAGTTGGCGACATGCACGACGCACTTATTGAGCCACAAGTTCCAGACCTCGAGGAGATTCCTTCATGATCAAGTTCACCGCCGTCCCCGTCACTCTTGACGCAGCAGCTGGAGAAGATGCACCGCGCACCATCACCGGCATCGCAGTCCCATGGGACACCGTCGCAACCGTTTCAGGTGGCGAAAAGGTCATGTTCAAGCGCGGAGCCTTTGACTTGAATGCCAAGCCCGCGCGACTTCTAGAAAACCACGACGGACGCCCAATCGGAATCGTCAACGAACTTGTCGACCTCGACAACGGCCTCGGATTCAGCGCAACTTTCGCTCGCTCAAAAGCAGCCGACGACGTCGTTGAGTTAATTCAAATGTCCGCATACGACTCGGTCTCCGTAGGTGCAGTACCCAAAAAATTCAAGTACGACAAGAACGGCGTCATGATTGTTTCATCCGCTGATCTACAAGAACTTTCGGTAGTAAGCGTTCCGGCATTTGCCGACGCAATCATCGAACAAATCGCAGCCTCAGAACACGACCCAGAGGTCGTTGAAGAGGAAGACGAACCCCAACCCGACACAAGTCTCCAGGAGGAAACAATGTCAACAGAAACCCAAGTCGAAGCCTCCGCGCCCGACGTCATCCCAACATCACCAATCTTCGCTTCAGCACGTCGCGAAGCAAAACTACCAACCGCAGTTGAGTACATCGCAGCAGCAGTCGCAGGCGGAAGCGCATGGCATCAGATGAGCGAAGCACTTCGCGCAGCTGCACCAGACATCGTTACAACCGATACACCTGGAATCCTGCCAACACCAATCGTTTCGCCCGTTTACAACAACTTCATCGGACGCCGTCCAGTAGTTGATGCAATCGGTGTAAAAGCAATGCCACAATCAGGCAAGGTATTTATCAGGCCCGAGGTCACAACTCATGTAAGCATCGGGGCATCCATTGCAGAGCAGTCACCAACCGCCGGAACAATGGTCGTGTTCAACAACCAAGTCACCAAGCAAATTTTCGGTGGATATGTGAATATCAGCGAAGCCGATATTGACTGGTCAGACCCTGCAATCTTGTCAGTCGTTCTTGACGACATGGGCCGTATCTACGCCAACGCAACAGACAACTACGCAGCCGACCAACTTGTCGCTGGCACCACTCAGACAGAAGCATTTGCTCTTGCTGACATCGCCAAGCCTGAAGTTTGGGCTGCTGAAATTGCAAAGGCTGCATCAACAATCTTGACTGCATCAAACGGAAACTTGCCTACTCACTTGTTCGTCGCACCTGACCGCTGGCAGGATCTACTCGGATTGAGCGATTCGTCAAAGCGTCCGTTGTTCCCGCAAGTCGGCCCAATGAACGCATTCGGTAATCTTGCGCCAGGACAGTACAACGGCAACGCTTTCGGCTTGCAGGTTGTAGTTGACCGCAACTTCGCTAGCGGCGTAGCCATTGTGGCAGATGCGTCTGGTTATGAACTGTTTGAACAGCAGAAAGGCGCAATGAGCATTGAGTCTCCATCAACTCTTTCTCGCACTTTGGCTTTCCGTGGGTACTTTGCAGCACTCATGATTGACTCCAGCAAGTTTGTTCAATTCGCATTTGCGTAAATTGACGGAATAGAAGGACTGAAGAACAATGGCTACCTACGATCTCGCGTTTCATACGCGCCTCGACGGTGTTGTGGTTCTTCAGACCTTCGTCGAAACTGGCATCCAGGTCGGCGATGTTGTCACCATCGCTGGCGCTGGCCATAACATCAACGGCACCCATACCGTTCTATCAACGCAAGACAACGAATACATCGGAGAGTCAGACGAAGGCGATTTCGAGTTTGATTCCGATGTCATTCGACTGTTTCAGTTTCTTTTTCGAGACGCCGACGGAGACTTAGAGCGTTCTGTTGCTACCGGCACAGTCACCTTTACCCCGTCCGTTTCTTGGATTAACGCAGCCGATGTCACCTCATGGTTGGGCATCGACGTCGCAACCGCTAACGACACGGCCTTCATCACGGTCTGCGTTAACGCTGCCAACAACTACATCTTTCGCAAGCGTCGCGAAGCGGGCTACACCGATTCGCAGTCAACGGTGCCAGGTGCCGACGTCAAACTCGGCACAATTATGTACGCAGCAACCCTTTATCGTGAGCGCGGATCAGCAGACTCCTTCGCCTCATTCGACGCAATGTCTTCAATCCCCGTTCCTTCAACTATGGGACGCATCATGGCCCTAATCGGCTGCGGAAGACCACAGGTCGCCTAATGGCTGCAACAGGAATCCTCGTCGACGCAGTCAACGCAATTAAAACCGCCCTGACCGCCTTAGGTCTCAAACCAGTTACAGACCCGCGCAACGCGCGACCAATGTCCGTCATGATTGAACTTCCTTCGATGACCTCATGGACATACAACGTCGGAGACTTTCGCATTCCCGTCCGCGTCTTAGCAGCTCCTCCAGGCAACCAAGACTCTGGCGACTACCTAATGACAACGGTAGACACCATCATGAACTCGTCCATCGCAGTCGTAGACGCCCGTCCAGGCAACGCGAACTACGGCGGGCAAGATATACCCACATACGACCTCACCGTGGCTATCGCGGTGCGTAGAAACTAAGGAGCCACAATGGCAACAGCAACATTCCTCTCGAATGCCACCATCAGCATCACTCAAGGCGCAACCACAACCGACTTGTCGGATCAGGGCAACGCCTGCACAATCACAGTCGGGTTTGACTCGCTCGAGTCAACCGCGTTCGGCGACACAGGTCACCGCTTCACTCAAGGCCTGCAGACGGTAGATGTCTCAATCGACTTCTTCCTTTCCTACGGCGCAACAGAAGTTGAAGCAATCCTCGCCTCATGCGTAGGTACCGGAACAACCGTGTTGACCATCTCACCATCTGGCACAAGCGAATCAGCAACAAACCCTGAATACGTCATCACGAACTGCATGCTTGCATCGTTCACCCCCGTCAACTCAACCGTTGGATCACTTGCAACTGTCACCGCACAGTTCACAGGTGGCACCTGGGTACGCGACGTAACACCGTAATTAACAACAGAGGGAAACATGAAAATAACACTCAAAGTAACACCGAACGAAGGCGAACCATATGAAGTCACAACGAACCTATTCGTTGTTGTCGCATGGGAACGCCGAACAAAGCGTCAAGCATCTTCACTTGCTAACGGCATCGGAGCAGAAGACCTTGCGTTCTTTGCATACGAATCCGCTAAGCAATCAGGAGTCACCGTTCCGGCAATCTTTGACGATTACATCAAACGCATCCAAGCGGTTGACGTTGTCAGTTCCGAGGCCCCAAACCCTACCGAAGCGGCACTTACCGACGCTCAGTAGCGGAAGTACTTGTCGCGACCGGATATTGGGCGTTGCCAGACTTCGACGTGGACGACCTTGTGACGGTGGTCGATGTGTTGAACAAACAAGAGAAAGCCATGAAGCGTAGATAATGACAGTCAACACTTCAATAGAAATGACAGGACTCAAGGAAGCGATTCGTTCGCTTAACAAGATTGAGCCTGGACTGCGCAAAGAGTTCACCGCTCAAGCAACCCGCATTGCACAACCTGCAATCTTGGAAGCACAACGCGGTTATCAGCGCGAGTACCTGTCAGGCATGGCCCGCAAATGGACGCAGAACGGAAAAAAGATATTTCCCTTCTCTGCTGCTAAAGCCGTCTCTGGAGTCAAGTTAAAGGTTGACGCATCTCGAGAGGCAACATCTCTGATCTACATCACCCAGACCAATGTTGCTGCTGCGGTCTTTGAAGCGGCGGGACGCGCCAACCAGAACCGCCTTGGGGATTCACTTGGGCAACTACGTCCAGGCACCACTCGAGTTCTTGGCCCTTCCGTCTTTCGCAAGCGCAAAGAAATTGAAAGAGAAATGCAATCAGCATCTCAAGCGGTGATAAACCGTGTTGAAAAGGAACTCAAGTAATGGCTCTAGCAATCCCAATCATTTCCACGTTTGACGGCGACGGAGTTTCAAAAGCAATCAAACAATTCAAGCAACTTGAGACCACTTCAGAGAAGGCTCAGTTCGCTATCAAGAAGGCAGCCGTTCCCGCAGCTGCTGCAATTGCCGGTCTGACCGCTGCCCTCGGATCAGCAGTTAAGGGCGCAATCGACGATGCAGCCGCACAGGAAAAACTTGCTGCACAAATTGAACGCACCACAGGCGCAACGGATGCCCAAATCAAAGCCAACGAAGACTGGATTAGCACCCAGGGCAAACTGCTCGGAGTCACGGACGACGAACTGCGCCCCGCGCTCGGAGGTCTTGTCCGCGCTACTGGTTCAATCACAAAGGCTCAGGAGTTGGCATCGGCTGCCATGGACATCTCTGCAGCCAAAGGAATCAGCCTTGAGACGACCACTAAGGCCCTAGAAAAGGCATACGGGGGCAACATGACCGCCCTCGCCAAATTGTCTCCAGAACTGCGGGACATGATCAAGGGAGGCGCAACCCTTGACGAAGTCATGCAGGCAATGGCAAAGACTTTTGGTGGTGCAGCATCAGACGCAGCGGACACCACCGCAGGCAAATTCAAGTTAATGAGAGTTTCACTTGACGAAACCAAAGAGTCAATCGGGGCGTCCCTCTTGCCAGTTGTCGAGGCAGTCCTTCCCTACCTTCAAGGCATGGCAGATTGGGCATCTAAAAACCCTGGCGTCTTTACGGTCATTGCAGGCACTATTGGTGCTGTAGCCCTCTCAATTGTTGCCGTCAATACCGCTATGGCTCTCAACCCATTCGGACTTATCGCAGTCGGCATCGGACTTCTAGTCACCGGCATTGGCATTGCCTACACAAAATTTGAAGGATTCCGCAACCTAGTCCGCAACGTCGTCAACGGGCTATCTGACTATTTTGAATTCATGGCGAACAACTGGATCAAGGCAACAAACATCCTGATTACAGGCATTAACCTCATCAGCCCATTCAAAGACATTCCCAAAATGGGCACGGTTTCGTTTGGCAAAATTGGTGCAGAACCGACTGGTGGCGGATTCACTTCAGCACGTCAAGCAGAGGCTGCAATGTTCGGCGGAGGCGGTAGCGGTGGCGGTTCTATTTCAGCAGCTGCGCCAACACCAATCATGTCGGCACCGTCAGTTCGAAAAGGCGGGGGAGGCTCAAGGAACACAGACGCATCCGTTCCTTACATTTCAATGGAAGACATGGCTCCGCGCATCGTCTATTTGAACCCTGATTCGTCTAACGCCATGTACGGCGGGCTACCAAACATCACATTAAACTTCGACACCCTCTTTGCTGACCCGTCAGAAATTGGGCGTCAAGTAGTCGCAAGCCTTGCTGCATATCAAAACCGTTCCGGGCCTTTACCGTTGGCGATTGCATAATGGCATTTCCAACACCAAAGGTCTACATAGCATTTGACGATGGGCCATACGTTGCGTCTCCAACATGGACAGACGTGTCGTCCTATGTGTTCTCCGCCAATGTCAACCGAGGACGCGCAGATGACTACTCCAACGCAGTCGGCACCGCCTTCGTAGTTCTCAACAATGACTCTCGGCTGTTTGACCCGTGGAACACCGCAGGCACCTACTACGGCAAACTCCTACCACGTCGACAAATCAAAATAGAAGGAATTTCTGGCGCAACTACCTATCCGGTCTTTCGTGGATACATCGCAGCATTCCCCGCGCAATTCGCTAACGCAGGCAAATCAGGAACCGTCTCCCTTCAATGCTTTGACGCCCTTGCTTTACTTGCCCAAGAACAAATGCCAGGAGCATTAGATCTCTTTACGCGGTCACTAAACCCAACTGCGTATTACAAACTAAACGACCCGCAAGGTTCGCAAATCTTTACCGATTCCATCAACGGAAACAGCCTCATTAAGTACGGGGCCGACTTCGTCAGTCGACCATCCATGAACTCAAACCTCATCGGCACAAGTTCATTCCTTTCCCAAACAAGCGGCTGGACAAACACGCAAACTCCCATCACAACAACGACGGCTTCAATAGCGTTCTGGGCGCAATCAACAGTCACAAACACGGGATACGCATTCTTGTGGATTAACGGCATCCAACTTTATGTCCGCATTTGTCCCGAGTCGCCTTTTGACGACCGACTCGAGGTGCAAATCATGGACGGGTCGTCAGCCTCTGCGACCTACAACGTCTACAAAGTAAGAACCCCTGCAGGGTCTTTCCCGAAAAACACCGCCGCGCATGTCGCGGTCACATACAACAAATCAGGCACCGCTTGGAACATCTACATTAACGGCGTCCTGCAAACAACAACCTCCACAACCTCAACGGCTGCAGGCGGTGGCACCTTCCAAGAAATAACCCTTTTCGGCGCAGGACAATTCCAAGAACTATCAACATATTCTTATGTCCTTTCCCAAGCGCAAGTCACCGCGTTATTCAACGGCGCGTCAAACGTCTATGTTGAGACAACCGCAGCTCGTGTCGCTCGCATCATCGACTACACAAGTTTTCCATCCGCACTCGAATCAATAACTTCAACGCCAGTCGCGTCGGTCAGCAACATCAGCCTCGGCGGAGAAAACCTCGCAGCCGAACTAGCGCTGGTCAACAACGCCGAAGGCGGGCTTCTCTACACATCCCGCAACGGCACCCTCACATTCACAGACCGCAACTACGTCTACAGCAACACTAAATCGAACACCACCCAGGCGACCTTTGCCACAGCGTCAATTCCCTATGAACCACAGGTCTCACTCGAGTACTCAGGAGACCAAATCCGCAACGTCTACCAAGTCAACTATTCAGGCGGAGGAAATGTCACCTCGACAAACACCGCAAGCGTCACCGCCTACGGACGCAACGCAACGAGCCTTGACACCCAATTGTCAACAGTCGCACAAGCAGCCACCCTTGCCTCATACGACGCCACAGTTGGCGGACAACTCCTTAGCAACATCAGCCCCGTCTCCGTCGGAGTCACAGCTGCAACAGCAGACTGGTCAACCCTTCTCGGTCTGGAACTATTTGAACGGTACGCAATCACCGTCAACCCATCCACCGGATCAGCCTTCTCACAAACCCAACTCGTCAACCGCATCTCGCACAACATTGTGCCTGGTCAATGGAAAATGACCGTGGACGGCTCAGCGCGTTACACAGCATGGTTCATCATCAACAAGTCAAGCCTTGATGGGCCTGACCTTCTACAATAAGGAAAATATGGCAGTTAAAACTTTTGGAACCGAGGTGCTAACAAGTGCCGATACCAATACTTATTTGGCTAACTCAGGGCTGGTATTTGTCAAGCAACAAACAGTTGGCAGCGGCGCTACAAGTATTGCCGTAACAGGTGCATTTTCAGCAGAGTACGACAATTACAAAATAATTATTGCTGGTGGCGTCGGCAGTACAACAGAAAACATGCGGGTGATTTTGGGCGCTACGGTCACGGGCTACGCGTATGGTGGCTATTTTGTCCGTTACAACACAGGCGTAGGCGCATTTACTGGTTCTGGCACAGCAGGAACCCGCATAGAAGCAGGCTATGTTACTGCAAATGGCGCATATTGCGAATTAGATTTAGTTCTGCCAAATGCAGCAAAGAGAACTGGCTTTCGTGCCCAAGCAGGCGCGTTATCTGACTACTTTGCAATCCACTACCAAGGTTTTATTGACAATGCTACGCAATACACCGATTTTACTGTGAGTTTTGCTGGTACAGCAAGTTTGACTGGTGGCACTATTACTGTTTACGGCTACCGAAAGGGCTAAAAAATGACACGACCAAACATTCAGATAGACGATGAAGTGCGCGAAATGACAGAACAAGAGTACGCCGTCTATTTGCTAATCCACGCCGACAAAGAAACAACAGATGAAACGCCTACTGCTGATTAGCGCCACCCTCATAGCCCTCGCAAGCTGCGCAGACCGTGAACGCCTCAACTGCCCACCAACCAAAAACAAAGCCCTGCGCGGCGTAACCGAAACAATCTCAACAACCATTGCACCGCTTTACGGCACCGGAGGGAAATGCACATGAAACCAGACAACAGACATACAAACGAAGAAATCAAAGCACGTCTCATCTTTGTCGTAGCCATCGGATTAACTATCGCTTTCCTTGCTTCAATCTTGGCATTGTTATACGGCCTGCTATTCGTGACACAACCTCTCGAGGTCTCGCCTAATGACGACGCAGCCTGGTCTGTACTGTCGCCAATGCTTGCCACCCTTACTGGCGGGCTCTTAGGGGTGCTCGCAGGAAACGGCCTCAAGGATCGTC